GATCACGTTGTCCAACATCCACGCCTCCGCGGGCAGGATGTAGGGGTTCGTCATGGCGCGGTATTTCTCCGCGACGGCCTGTGCTTTGAGCAGATACTTTTTCAAAGCAGTTCCTCCTGTTTGGTTGCTGTGACCGCGGAGTCGAAAAACTCCTCGGCGGTTTTCGGCGCGTCGGGCAGGACAACGCCCTCGGCCACGCGGCGGGTGCTGACGTTGCGCGGCGTGTAGTCGCGCACCTCCTCGGCTACGCCCAGACCTTTCAGCGCGTCGGGGAACGCATCGCGCAGTGCCCACGAGCGGGCACGCATTTGCAGCATGCGCGACGGGTAACTCGACCACGGCCCTTGCTTGCCCCAGAGGCCAGCCTTCTTGGCGTCGGCCTCGCTGAACTTGCGGACGACAGGCGAGCGGTCGCGGCGTTTGACCGTGCACGTTGCCGTCGTTCCATCGACCGTTTCTTCGATGTCGAGAAACGCAGGATGCGAGCAGCACAGCGCGAGCGCGGCGTCGCCGTAGATGCAAGGCTTGCCATTCACCACGGCTATGTTCTGCAAGGCCGACATGGGCGACAGGCCGACCTCCAACCCGTGCTGCACCGCGATCATAATGTCCTCGGCGCAATCGTAGTTCTTTCCAATCTTGGAGTTTTTAATGGCCGCGCAAAAACGCGCCATCTCGTCGAAAGAGCGCAATTGCACTCCGTGCTGGTCGAGAGTGATCTCGACCTTGGGTTTGGCCAACGTCAGTTGACCCATTTCTTGACTCATTGTAGTTTGTCCTTTCTGGTTCATTGACCCGTCGGCGCGGCATGCTGCGTCGGCGGGTTTTGGTTTGGTGGGCATGCCTAAAACTTGATGTTGCGGTTGCCGTGATGGCGCAGGAGCCAGCGATCCCATTTGTGTTCCTGCTGGGACTTGTCCCAGCCGCTTGTCCAACCCGCGGCGTATGCGCCGATGACGGACGCGAGCCACATGCCGGTGAGTAGGACGACGATGAGGTAGTCCATTAGATAAACTCCTTTCGGTTGAGTTTGCGGATGATCGAAACGCACTCGCGGACGTATTGGCGGGCGTTCGGGGTTTTTGCTTTGCGCCAAAAGCGCAATGCTTCTTTGACGCTGTGGGACAGCGTTGCGATTTCGTTCCAAGTAAAGCTGGGAACGCGGTAGCTAACTTCTTGGTTCATTGGTTTCGTTTGTTCTGGTTGCGGATGCGCTTCGACAGAGCCGAAGCGAAAGTGATGTAGTTTTTGGGAACTCGGACGCCCTCGGCTGCGAACCACTCGTGCATGGCTTTGAAACTCCAGCCCTTGGCGCGGAGCGTGATGGCGGGTGACAGCAAGACGTCGTAGTTGCACTTGTCGCCCGCGGGCGCGGCCTGTGCTTTGGCGAGGAGGTCAGTCATTGCGCGGCCTCCTCTTTGTTTTCGTTTAGGTGTATTACACCTTCGGGCGCAAAAAAGTCGGCAAGCACCTTGGTGACTTGCTTGGTAAAGGAGCGATGCTCCGCGGTGGCGCGGTTTTCGATGACCGCGGCCAGATCACGCGGGAGCGATATGCTTTTTCGGATGGTGGGTTCGGTGGGCATGGGCTTGGTGGTTGGTTAAGTGTTCTGTGGATCGAAATACCAATGCCAGCGGCCAGCCTCTTTCCAGACCGCGCCAATCTGGGTGCCATCGTCGTCTGTCACGCGACACTCGACGCGGCGTTTCCGCATTTTCAAAATCTCGTTGTTCAAATCTTGCGGATGTATGCGACGCGCTATCGCGGCACCTCGCTTGGTTGTGTAGCTGATGGTCATGGCAGTGGGTGAATGTCTCGGATTGGCTTGCGCTGCTCGCGCTGGAGCGTGTCGCGCAAATACTGAAGCTCGCGCATGATGTTGACGGCGCGACCGACTGGAATGGTGATCTCGTCCAAGCCGTGCCGCCGCGCAGCGCGTAGCTGCGTGGCAAGCAAAGGCTCAACCGATTGGATGACGCGGAGGGCGGTCATTTGTTTACCTCCACGCTGCGAGCGTCCTCGGCTTCCATGACCCATTCCGCGAGCGTGTTAAAGTTGAGGCGGCACGCGAATACGGAGTCGCCAACAACGTCGCCGGTAGTGGTGTCCGTAAAATAAAAGTAGCCGTCGCCGTTGTCTTGGATTTCAAGCCCAAGATGCGCGATGGCCTTGTTGACTGTCTTGCGCGTAAGGCGCGGGCGGTCTGCGGTGTATTTCATTACGCGGCCCCCTGTATGCGGTTGTAATGCTCCCAGCTAACATGCTCGGCGCGGATGCCCCGCTTGCGCTTGCTGTATCCGCTGTCGGCCCACGCCTGCGCTTCAGTCTCGCCCGTGCCAAGGATGCACCAGCGATGCGGATTGACCGCGGAGTTGCCGACGATCAACCAGACGGCAAGCACTTCGCCGCGATGGTTGAGTTCCTGCGCGGCAGAAGTCTCCGCGCCCGTTGCTGTGGTTGTGTTTTGGTTCATTGGTTCAACTTCGTTGATCGAAGTTAGGTGCATTACACATGGTGCATGACACCTCCGCAATGTTTTTTTTACACCACCTCAAACTTTTTTTCGGCTGAACTTAAACGTCTGATTTTCGCGGAGGAACTTCTTCGCTTCGGGATAGCGGGTCGCAAGGATTTCCAAGGTCGCCCTCGTGAAGTCGCCGCCGTAGTGCTTGTCGGCCTCGGCCTGCACGCGGGCAACGAGGCTTTCGGGTAGCGACAGACTTTTGACCACCCTGTCCTTTGACCGGCGGTTGCCGCTGGTCTTTTTCGTTTTCATACGGTGAAGTGTCATGCACCTTCATACACTTGTCAAGTGCGTCGGCCAGCAAATGAGATGGGGTAAAACCCTTATCTTGTGCGAGTTGCAGGATGAATTGAATAGCCGCGTTTTGCATATCAACCACCACAATAGAGGCGGGGGTCGGACATCCGCTGTCCTACGCTATATTTTTTTTATACGCCTTGGCCTTGGCGATGACGCGCTTCCGATACTTCGGGTTCTCCGCGTAGTAAGCGGCCTTCCGGCGGCTTTCCTTTTGCCGGAACCCGCGCTCGGACTCGTAGCGTTCCCGATACCGGCGACGCATGGCTTCGCGCTGCTCCTTGGGGTCGGCATAAGGCATGGGTATCAGTCAAACCCATGTCGGTAAAAAAAGCAAAAAACTAAAGAGTGTGCTAACGGGGTGTGTCAACTTTGGGCCTCTCCCCCTCATTTACAGAGGGAGAGGCGAGGGTCGGAATCGAACCGACGCTTCTTGCAAGCCCTTCAGTTACAGAGAAATACGAGTAAAAATTTGACGTATTGTCCGTATTTTGTGGTATAACTGGCTGGGTCAACTCCGCTCTCTTATGGCTTCGCTGATCATTCTTCCCAACAGTCCCTTTTGGATGGCCCGCATGCGGGTCTGGATTTGCGCCCAAGACCACCCAGACGGCGGTTTCTGGCGGCAGACTTGCCGTAGCACAAAACTACCGCACAAGACAACCCCTCGCCGCACAGCCAAACGCTATGCCGACGAGTTGGAGCGTATCGGTCGGGAGCTTCGGGACAGCGTCCCAGACGATGTCTGGGTGAAGGCGAGCGTGACGGCCCTCATGCGTGCCGCTGGAGTCAAGGGGTCAACACGCCGCTCGACATGGGAAAGGGCTGTGGCGGGCTTTTTAAGCGCAAAGACGGCCAAGCCTCGCAGTATGCAGACCTACGTTAGCCACACGGGCCACTTCACCGACTTCCTTGGTCAGCGGGCACGGCATGACCTCAAGTCCATCACGCCGGATGACATCAGCGAGTTCTACCACGCGCTGATCAAACGCGGGCTATCGGCTCGCAGCGCCCAGCAGATTACCAAAACCGTCCGCGCCGTCTTCCACCGCGCCCTGCACCTCCGCGAGATCGAAGCCAATCCGGCGGCACTATTCCGCATGAGCGAGGACGCCACGCCGTCGGGTCGCAAACCCTTCACGCGGGCCGATATTGCGGCCATCCTTACCACCGCTGACTACCAATGGCGCATCGCGTGCCTCTTCGGGTTGTTCTACGGCATGCGACTGGGAGACGCTATCCATCGCAGCTACGAGGAAATTCAAGACGGCGTCCTCCGGTTCATGCCCGAAAAGAAAAGCCGCCGCGGCAAGGTGGTCGCGGTGCCGCTGGTCGGGGAGCTAAAGAAACTCAAAGGCCGCGGCAAAATCACGCCCACGCTCGACGCCATGAGCATTACGGTGGCATCGCGGCACTTCTCCCGCCTGCTCGACGCCGCCGGTATCCACCGCGTGAAGACCAAAAAGAAGGGCGAAGGCCGCGGGATTACGGACAAGACCTTCCACTCGTGGCGGCACACCACCAACAGCCTGCTCCTCGACGCTGGTGTCGATCAGCGTGTTCGCCAGCTAATTTGCGACCACGATTCGACCAAGGTGTCGAACAACTACACCCACGCGAGTATCGAAACGATGGCGCGGGCGATTACTCCCCTCGCCGCGCTAACCAGCCCGCAAAAGCAACAAGCCCAGCCCACGCCAAAACAACGCCGACAATTCCAGTGATCATCCTCTCCAAGTAGCGTTATGCCCGCGGGTGTCCATGTGGACAAAGCTCCGGTACAGCCCCAGCCCGCCCTTGAACAGCCCCTCGCGTCGCATGTCCATAAGGACAAGGTAGAGTTTGGCTGGTGAGTCGCTGACAAGGTCGGTCGCGTTGAACTTAACGTGGGTCGAGTTTGGGACGCCGCCGATGCGCTTGTTGTAGGCTGGCGAGCGGTAGGCGCTGCTAATACGGATGGCTTTGCCAAAGCGTTTACGCGCCTCGTCGAGCATCTTCGCGGTCTGCTCCATGTTTGGCCACAGTTCCGCGGGCGGGTCGGTGTTGAGGTGCAGCTTTCCGTCGCTTCCGCCCTTGTAAAAAAACTCCTTGGCGGTGAAGTGTTTGACGCCCCACTTGTCGAGTAGACGCTGGAATCCTTGTTCGCTTGTTACCATGTGAATTTTCCCTTCAGCCAGATTTGTCGTTTGACGAAATCAATGTCGGCCTTGAACTCGTAGGGCTTTGTCTGCGGCGTCACTGGCGTAAAGATCGCTGCCAGCATCCAGCGGTTTATTTCTCGACGGGAATCGCCCGACGAACTTCCGTATACGTCAACGGCCCAAACCAGCCATCCTGCGGGACGTTCACCACGGCCTGTATCTTTTTGACGTCGGTCGTCAGCGTTTTGTTTGTCCAGATATTCGCCGCGCTCACCAGCGCGGACACGATAAAACCCACAATAGCCGCCTCGTCTATCTTGCTCGCCAGCGCAGGATCAAACGCGGCCACGCGGGCAACCATTGTGCCGACCGCGGTGGCGATGATCGGCGTGGCGATGGAGCCAATGCGCGAAACGAGAAACTTTGTGAACAGCTTCTTCATTCCTTGATACGCATGCGCTGAACCGCGCTTTCGATGGTGAAACGAATGATGGACTCGGAGGCACTGATGCCCATTGCGACGGCCTCGTCCTTGAGCTTGAGCACCGCCGTCTCGCGTTTCTGGAGCGACGACTTACTGCTGTCAGCCAGCGTGCGGACGATTTCCAACGCGACAGGGAGAAGCGCGTTTGTTCCGCTGATGGTTAGCTGGCGCAGGATCGGCCCGTAGAAATTCCACAGCGAGGCACCGATGCCCATGATCTTGGCGAGCAGATTTTTCATGTTTTGACTAAACCGCGCCAGAGCGCATGGGTCAATTGTTCGCGGAGTCAGATTCTTGCTCTAACGCAAGCTGGCTTTCGATAGCCTGCATGATCGGCAAGATAACCACGGCGGCATTGGCTCCCCCGCTGCGGATGGCCGCGTCGAGGGACTGTTGGACGACTTTGGCTTGGGCCTCGGTGAGTGTGACTTGCTTACTCATTTGACGCTGCCTCCTGTTGCGCGGCGAGCCATGCTTGCGTTGCGGGGATTGCGGCAAGAACAGCGGCAAAAGCTGCGGCCAACTCTGGCACCTCGTTCAGCGCGGGATAGAGCGGGCAGCTAATGCGTTGCACCTTGTCGCCTGTGGCGAGTTCGCCGTCTGCTGTTGCGGGCAACAATTCGACGGTGATGCTTCCGCTGTCGCCTGTCGGGTGGATAGCCGAAAGGCTATACAGATGGAGCTTGTCGAATACCTTCGCGGGAACAGGCTCCGTTTGGATGGGATTAGGGTTGGTTAGCATAAAGTTTTACCAAGTTGCGATGGCCGCACGTTTCCAAGTGTTTGCCGCCGTGCAGACGTAGATGTAGTCGGCGTCATAGCGAATATCGCCAGCCGTGCCTGTGGCTCCGCTGGTTGCGGGTGCCGTGCCTTGGGCGCGAAGTTGTGCGTCTAAAACGGAATACGCCGAATCATCCGCGAGCCTTACTTGCAGGG